TGTAAAATATCTTTATATACGTCTTTAATACTGCTTCCTGTAAAACTAGCCATTATTTATCCTTTTTCTTTGATTCTTGAGCTTTTTTTTGCTCACTTACTAAAAATTCTATTGCTCCCATACACTTAATATAAGCATTTTCAAACTTTTTTGCATTTTCTTGCAACTCTTTGATTTTTTCCTCGTAATTCATTATTTCTCCTTGTTTGTCATTCTATCTATTAAAATCATAACTTACAGTTATACTGTCTGTTGTTTTATTTGTAATATCTAAACTATTATTATTATTAACAGCAGTAGCTATATTATAAAAATCATAATTATTATTTAAGTTATTAGAAAGCCATTGTACAAAACTATTAACAGTCATATTACTATTTACATTTAACTTAATTACAATATTGTTTATATGTACTTCAAAATAATCATTTTCTTGCATAGAGTTAAATGCACTAAAATCTAAAGTTGTAGTATTATCAGATTGAGTAATTGTTATATCAGATGCTCGCATTATGATTCATCCCAAAAAGCTTTTAATAGTGGTTTATCAGTAGTATTTACCATACCTATACCACCACTACTTGTACAGGCGTGATATGCTATAACTAATATATGATTACTTCCTGTTAATGTGACTTCAGGACTCCTACACCATATAACACTATTGGCTGCAGTTCCACTTGTTTCTGTATATATATAAAAATTAGCATTAGTTTGAGCCATTCTATTAGCAGAATTTCCTCCAACTACAAGGTCGCCAAGTTCATTAAAAATATTAAAACTTGGACTGTTACTTATCCCACCTTGTGCTCCTGTACGACTACTACCTGTAGATGTTGCTGCGTTCCATTTATTATTACCTGTACCTGTAGTTATATTTGTCCAAGTATATCCTGAAACAGAAGATAAAGTAGTATTTCCAGAAGTTACTGCAGAACCTCTTTGCCAACTACCATAACCATAAGTTGTTAAAGGATTTGACATTACCCAACTAACATTTGTAGATGTATCTAATGTAGAATTTAAACTAGCTCCATTATCGTGAGGTATTTGAACTGTTCCAACACAAAAATCATTATAAAAAGTTGTAGCTGCTGTAACCCCTACTGCAAGATAAACTCTTCCTTGTGAAGCTGATGAAGGCATAGGAGCTGTAACCACACTAAAAGCATCCGTATCATCTGCTGCAACTGTAGTTTCTTTTATTGTCAAAGTGTCAAAATGATAACCCACATTATCAGCAAGACTTTTTGCTTTAAACCAATTATTTGCAGCTTTATGCTGTAGCTGTTCATCTAAAGTGTATATACCTCTTGATTGATTTACACTTTGAGTTCTATACCTTGCATCTTTACTAATAATATTTCCATTCCATTTATTGCTCATTATGCGTCATCGAATACTTCATATGATATAATTAAATCTAAATCACTTGAAGCACTTGCTCCTCCTTTTAAAATATCTGATTCCATTAAATATATAGGGGAATCTAGTACCACTAAAGTCGCATCAGGTGGAACTGATATTGTTTTTGCTATATAAAAATTTCCTGATGTATCAAAATTTGTTACACCATCTGAAGTAAAATTTGCTTTTGTTACAAATAAATCTAAATCAGCATTACTTGTACCATCTACATTAGCACAAGTTATTCTATTAATTTTAATCAACTTATTTGCTGATACAGTAAGTAAAGTTGTTGTTAAAGTATTAGTTAGATTAAATCCAACTGACTCTGCGTGTATTGATGTTGTATTTACTAAATTTACATTTGCCATTTATTCTCCTTATCCAAATACCATTGCTGCTACTATTGAATTTAAACCACTACTTCCTCCACCACCTGCAAGAGATGAACCATTTGTTATTTGGACTTCATTTCCTACATCATTAACAAAATAAAGATTATTAGGTGTATCATTTTTAACCCAAAGCTGACCATAACCTGCAACATCTGCTCCTGCACTTGACATTTCTTTTAAAAGAAAACTACCATCAGGCTCAAATTTCATATGTCCTGCATCAGTTGTACCACTAGTAGCACCATCAGTAGTGCTTAATGTTGTTACACCATTATCTTCTACTATTACTTTAAAAAAATCATTAGAATTAGAAGTATTATATATTCTAACATCTTGAGTTTCTCCACTTTCAGCTGTTCCACCAACATCAAATAAATGACCTGTATTGTTAGATAAATGCAAACCTTCTGTAGCTACAACGTTAAAATCAGATGAAAATAACAACATTGTATTATGATTTCCTGATGAATCTGAAGCTTTTATCATACTTGTTCCTGATTCATATATATTAAACCATAAGCCTGCTTTTTCTGCAGTAGGAGATTGATTTTGAAATATTAATTGTGGGTCAGTAATACTTGGTATTTTATTACCTTTTATAGTAGATACACTTAATTCTTGTGTTTTTTCTTTTAAAGTAACAAAATTTTCTACATTAGAAGCTATTGTATCATTAGATATTTCTAAACCTGTAGCAACACCTCCTATAGTTAATGGTTTTAAATCATTATCTATATTAGAATCCGAGCCTAATGAAATTGGATTCTTTCTTTTAGGCTCGAAATCTGAAGGACTACTTGTCTTAATACTTCTACGTTTAGGCATTATTTTCCTTTAAGTTTATCCACCATAGGTTTTAAAACCATATCCCAAACTAAATCATCTTTTTTAGATGGACTAAGTTTTATACCTTTTTCAAGTACATATAAAGCTAATAAAAACCATTCCCAATTATCTGTTATTAAGTTTAGCATTATCTTTCTCCTTTTTTATTTTTCTTTTATTCCTCTTATATTGTTTAATTTCAAGATTCTTTTTTTTTCTATCCATTTTACGTTGTTTTGCTTTTTTATTTGGCATTTTCTAATTTTTCTAATCTTCTTAAAATATCTTTATAATCTGACAAACTAAATAAAGGTGGGTGTGAATATTTATTAACTATAGCTAGATTTTTTTCTAACTCCTCAATATATTTACCTTGCTTTGCAACTGTTTTTTGAAGCTGTTTAATTTGTATGTCAAGCTCATTATCTTCCTCAACGTATTTACGAAGTTTATTAATTTCTCGTTTTTTCATAATTTGTTTTATGATAATGTCTATTGTTTTTTTAGCTATTAATCCTTGTAACATAAATCTCCTTAATATAAATAATCATCACTATTTTCATCATCAATATGAAAATCAAAAATATCAAACTTATTTAAATAAATAAGTCCACCAAAAAAAACTATAATAAAACCTAATAAAAAATAACCTAAGCTAATCATTGCAATCATCCCACTTTTTTAAATCCAATAAAGGCAAAGGTTTTTCTATAAGATGGTCTTTAAGCTTATCATTTTGAATAGCAACTTTGTTGCCACCTTTAATAAAAGCTTTTCCATCTGCACATCCAACTTCATATATAAATAAAATTGTTTTCCATAAACCTACTCTTACAACTCTAGCAGGTCTACCATCAAATATAATAGTATCGTCAGTATTTAAATCATCTCCTGCAAACACTTTAATAGCCTCTATTGCAGTTTCAATAGTATTTCTACCTATAAGAAAAACAAAAGCAACAGCTGCCATCCATCCATACTCGCCTATAAGTCCTTCTATTGCTTCTTGTTCCATTATTCTCCATAGGTTATCCCTTTATGAGCTCTCCCCATAAAGAGGTTTTACCATTTATAATTTGTATAATGTGTACTGTAAATAATCCTTTTTCAAAAAAATCAACTATAGCAAATGCGTGTGCCCAATTAATTCTTCTATGGTCAAGCCAATCATTGGCTTCAGCCGACATATCTTTAAGACATCCAATGCTCCAAGCCGACTTAGCACCATCCATATGAGTAGCAGACATCTGCTGTAAATCGTGCCAATGACCATACATAACATTGCAGCCTAACTTTCTTAGATGATTGGATGTATGATATTGACCACCGTACTGATGACCGTGATACATATATAATTTACCAATTTTAAGATGCTTTCCAAATTGATGATACTTGTATCCTCTACCTTTTAAATCTACTGCGTTTTTAAATAAATACTGTGGAATGTAAGGGTATTTTTCTACTGCCATATTAAGCCAATTATCGTGATTACCCTCTGTAATGTGCCTTTCTTCACAATTAGTTTTATCAAGAGCTTCGTCTATTATGTCCATACCTGCATTAACATCTTTGACATCTTTTTCAAAATCGTCTATTAAAAACTCCAATGGTGGAGCTTTTTTTCGTTTATATTTCCAAGCTGAAAAAGCACTCCATTCACCAACATCCCCTAAATCTACATAAATGTCAGGCTTTACTATCTCTATTGTTTTGCATAAAATATTAATGCTTTTAACATCGTGTAGTGGAAAGTGTTTATCAGGAGTAACTATAGCTCTTTTGATAACACCTTTGTCCCTTAAAGCCATATAAATTCCTCGTTTATTTGTATAATAATTTAATATAGATTGTTATTTATTCCTAATTTGCCTAAACAATCTAATCCAAACACTTAAAAATACTCCTAATAAAATACCGATTCTAAGCCAAATAGGAAGCATATCTATAAAGGATATACTAACACCACCAATTCCTTGTATTACTGTTTTAGTTGTGTCCATTTATACCCCTTAATGTTTCGCTAAGTTCTTTAGCTCTGTTAGGTGTTTGTTTTGCCCATAAGGAATCAAGCATTTCTACTGAGGCTTCCTTATATTGTTCTGTTTCTAATAAGTATATTGTTTTTTTAAATTTTGAAAATCCTGATAGTCCAAGCTGATAACACATATTAACTATAACTGCTTTAGCTGTATCATTTATATCGTTAAACCAAGGAAAAGCTATTACAATTCTTTGTAATAATTTATGTAATTTTTTCATTAAAATAAGCTCAGCTACATCCTTATCTAATACTAAATCTTTAATAGCAAATCCATATCCTATTGTATCATAACCCTCTGTACATTTATATACTTTAGGTTCAAATCCTTCGTGTTTTTTTATATCTTCAACTATATTTTTTAATTCTTGTGCCATTTACTCTCCTGTATAAAATAAAGGGGTGTTTCCACCCCTTTATTATTTGATTGATTATTAGTTCAACTAGACGTTTTTAGATAAACCAATAATTCTACGGTCGCCTGCAGTACTAGAATTTCTAACTGCACAACCATAGATTGCATCTACAGTTATTAAGTCAGATAATTCTGTGTGCTGATATGACTGTTGAACTCTTGGAGCTTGAGCTGCTGCATAATAAAGAGCTGAATTATGAATACAGAAACCTCTTAATATGTCATCATTTGTACCATCATTGGTATCAAAACCATCCCAAGCTGTCACACCTTTATCAGCATCAGCAGATACAGTTGCAACATCTAAATATGGAGATTGTGAAACCACAACATTCATACCTAAAATATTTCCTGCAACACCTGTTGAAGCAAAGCCTGCACCTAATGGAGAAGCTGTGCCTCTAACAAATCCTGCACCTGAATCTAAAGCTGCTAAAGAAGCATATAATGTTGGACTTAAAACCATTGTCCATCCTTCTGCACTTCCTGTTTCAAGTATTACTGCTTTAAATATATCATCAATATTAGATGATGATAAAGCATCACCTACTTCTAACATATCAACAGTATCTTGAGTAGCACCACTTGTTCCACCGTGAGCAGTAGTTAAATTATCTACAATCTTATACATTAAGTAATTATCAACACCTCTACCTATTGCGTAAGCAAGCTGGTCAGAATACATATTGAATAAATTGTATGATGATTGAGCTTTTAAAGCATCAGGTATCCATAAAGATGTAACTTTATGTTGGTCAATATTTAATGCAGTTTCAGTTGCTACCATAGAGCCACCTGATGCTACATCAGATGCAATTGGAGTACCTTGAGTAACATCTCCAAGTGGTGTAACACCAATATGTGGTAGATGTATTTTATCAGTACCATTTGCTTCAGATGATAAATCATTTGCTAATGGTAACATTACTGTGTTTGTTCTGAATTTATCAAGAATAGCTTGCCCCCAAACCTCAGGTACAAATTCTTGACCTACAGAATCTGCTGCAGCAGCACTCGCACCACCTTGCAGCATATTAATATCTAATGGGTCACTTATATTTGCCATTGTTTATTTCTCCTTAATTATAGCTATCTTTTATAGCTTTTAACAATGTTTTGCCAATTTGCAACCTTTTCAGCCTCTGTCATTTCAGAAAAAGATTTTTTAATTTCATTTTCCCTAGCTTTACCAACAACTTCAGGTGCATTTGGCTTAACACTTTTAATTTTATTAGTAATATATTCTAGAGTTTCTAAATCTAAGTTAGATAAAGAATCTCTATCATCAGCAGGATGTAACTCTAATAATTTTTCTCTTTTAACTTGCTCGTATTTATTCCATTTTTCTGCATTATTAGTTAAAGATTCAATTTTAGAATTAGCTTGTTCATAAAGAGTTTTAAAATCCTCTTTTTCTTTTAGCTTAGCTTCCTCTTGTGCTTGGAATTTTTTTTGATATTCCAATAATTTAGCTTCTGCATCCTGAGCTCTTTTTCTATACTTTTTGCTTTCTGCAATTAACCCCTCATTAGAGCTATTTTGAGTAGTTTCTGTAGCAGGAGTTTCACTAACTGTTTCTTCTACTGCTGTTGTTTTATCTTCGGACATACTGCCCTCCATTTTTAATTATTTTAGTTAAATTTTACATATTTTTGCAAAATTCTTATATATAACTTAAATTAAATATAAGTAATAATGCAAATTATTGGAAAAATCATTATTAGATTATAAACAAAAGTGGTTTGATTTTATGGGGTATAAACCTCATTATGGTCAATCAAAACTGCACTTTCCACAAAAAAAAAGTGCAAGGTTTTTTGTAATGGTCTGTGGAAGAAGGTTCGGTAAAACAACTGCTTCTGCTATGGAAGCAACATATCTTGCCTCTCAACCTAATAAAAGAATATGGCTTGTAGGATTATCTTATGATAAAGCTGATTTAATGTTTAGAGAAGTATGGCAAAAAATGGTTGTTGGTAGACAGAATGATATTATTAGAGCTTCTGAAAAAGAAAGATATATTAAATTTAAGTGGAATACAACAGTAGAAGCTAAATCTGCTGACAACCCTGATTCACTTGTGGGAGAGGGATTAGACCTACTTATTATTGATGAGGCAGCTAAAGTTAAAAGAAGAATATGGGATATGTATCTATCTCCCACATTATCTGACCGAAAAGGAAAGGCAATATTCATTACTACTCCTGAAGGTTTTAATTGGGTGTATGATTTGTATCTCCTCGGCAAAGAAGATGAATTGTGGGAATCCCATCAAGCTCCATCTTGGGATAACCATTATGCCTTTCCTAACGGCACAACAGACCAATTTCTTTTAGAAAGAAAAAGAAATATGGCTAAAGAAGTATATGAGCAAGAATATGGAGCTAAATTTACTTCCTTTGCAGGTCGTGTTTATCCTTTTGAAAGGGATTTAGATGTAGGCAAGTTTCCTTATAATCCAAACTTTCCTACTTTTTGCAGTATAGATTTTGGTTATCGTATG